TCACTCAACCCGCCACCGCCCCGCCTCATCATCCCGCAACCTTGCACCGGCCCACACAACCCGCCCCAACACCCGCACCGATGCCCCGTTCTCCAGCGGTATGTCATCGTGCAAGGAATTGAACGAGCGCGCCACCCATTGTCCGGTAAGCCGTTCCCTGGCCACCGTCTTGACGATCATCTTGCCGTCGTAGTTGATGGCATAGACGCCGCCGGCGGCGATGTCCTGCAGCGTCAGGCTTTCGTTGGGGACCACCAGCAAGGCAGCGCCGTCACGGATGACGGGTTCCATGCTGTCGCCCTTCGCGTAGACGACTCGGCCCCGGCCGTTGTCCGCGCCTACCGATCTGAGGAATGACTTGCGGAACTGGATCATGCCGGTCTGCTCTTCGGCGTGGTTCTCGATGGGGTCGCCCGCCGCCAGCCGCACGTCGGCCAGTTCCGGGACCTTCTCGAACCTGTCGTTGGCCGCGGGCGGTTCGCCCACGCCTACGTTGGCGACCACGCCTGTCTGGGTGCTGATCCGGACCCGGCCTTCGCGCTCTGTCTGGCGCGTGGTCTTGCCGCCTTCCCAGGGCGCCGCGGGCAGGTCGTCGATGCGCATGGGGAACTCGTCGCGGGACAAATAGGTGTCCACCAGCGAGTCGCTGCGCAGGACCGTCGGCATTTGCGGCGCGGCAGTCCCAGGGGATACGTCAATCCCCAGCTTCAATTGCGCGATCGCCAGCGCAAGCGCGCCTTGCAATTTGTTCAGCTGATCCGGGGGCAATGCCCGCACCTGTTCTTCCGGGATGCCCGGGAAGGGCCACGGAGGGGGCGCCAGCACCGCTGCGGCCAGGGATCCATCGCGCGCAGGCAGTTTCGGGGCGGTGCCGTCATACAGCCATTGCGCGTTCACGCGCAGCAGCGGGGCGACCTTGAGGCAGGTCGCCATGTCCATGCCGTTGGACCCATTGAACCAATGCGTCGCGGCGCCGGAAGAGGCGCCGGCGGCCTTCCATAGGTCTGTCTTGGTAAGGCGTGGCTCGGCCGCGTCCGCCCGACGGGCCGCTTCCTCGTTGAACGCCTGTGTGATTCGCTTCTGAAAGGTCATCTTAGGATGCTAAACAAAAACAATCTTAGTTGGCTTGCATTTAGAATCTTAGCATTCTAAGATTTAAGAATGATAGCGAGGTAAGACTGGCGGGGATGCAAAAACACGCATGAACTACTACAGCCACAACATCGGTGACTACGCACAGGCTACGGCGCATCTGAGCCTGCTCGAGGATGCCATCTACAGCCGCCTGCTGCGTCGGTACTACGCCGAAGAGCAGCCCATCGTGGACAACCTGCAGCAGGTATTCCGGTGGGTGGGCGCCCGTAGCGAAGAAGAAAGAGAGGCGGCCGCGCAGGTGCTGGCCGAGTTCTTCGTCCTGCGCGATGGCCATTGGCACAACAAGCGGGCGGACGTGGAGATTGCCGCGTATCACGTCAAGGCCGAGACCGCCAAGGCCAACGGCAGGCGAGGCGGCCGGCCCAGGCAGGGCGGGCGCAATCCGGAACAACCCAGTGGGTTTCCCATGGGTTTCGACGAGCAACCCGGCCATGGCCCGGCAGAAGGCGGATCGGAAGCTAACCAAGAACCAGGAACCAAGAACCAGGAACCAACAGAACACGCCTCCCGCAAGCGGGGAAGCGGATTCGATGCTTCCGTGATCGAACTGCCGGATTGGCTGGACCGCGAGGACTGGGTCAGCTGGATCGCCGACCGCAAGGCCCGTAAAAAGCCGGTGACGCAGGAGGGCGCCAGGCGCCAGCTGCAACAGCTTGCCGCCTATCTGGCCGCAGGGCATCGGCCAGGCGCCGTGATCGCAAACAGCATCGCGGGCGGGTATCAGGGCCTCTTCCCGCCGCGGACATCCGCTACAGCCGGCCAACAACCGGCAGGCAGGGCGCAACGCCTGGCTGACTGGACCGAGGAGCTGCGAGAAGTACTGGCCGACGATGGCAGGCCGCGCGAGCGGTTCATGGGGACGATCGATGCAACCCGCTGACATCCCTTCCGCCACCATGGGCGCGTTGGTGGTGAACGAAATGCTGCTGATGTATGGCGCCAAGTTCGCGCAGCAATGGCAGGGCCTGACCGCCCGCGAGTTGAAGGATTCATGGAACCAGAAGCTGGCGGGCCTGGACGAGGTGCAGGTGCGCCGCGGCCTGGTCGCCTGCCTGACTCAGGAATGGCCGCCGACGCTGCCGCAGTTCATCAAATTATGTTGCCCGTGGATGGTCCCTGAAGTGGCGTATCACGAGGCCGTGCGCGGCCTGTCCGCGCGCAGGCGCGGCGAGCGCGGCGCCTGGTCGCATCCGGCGGTGTATTGGGCTGCGGTGGGCGTGAGCACGGTGGATCTGCTGGGCTGCACCTACGGGACCATCAAGGCGCGCTGGGAGAAGACGCTGAACGAGGAACTGGCGAAGGACGTGTGGGCGGATATCCCGCTGCCTCGCCCAGCGCTGCCCGCGCCCGGCCAGACGCTGGCCACGCGCGCCGAGGCCGAGGCGGCGCTCAAGAAAATGGGCGCGCAGAAGGTTCTGAGGGACCGTGGATGTCCGCCCCGGAGCTGGATCGAAAAGTGGGAGGCGCGCATCGCGCGCGGCGACCACCCGAGCAAGGGCATCGCCGACATGCTCAAGCGCGCCAAGGGCGAAAGCCAGGATACGGAGGGACGTCTGAAGAACGGTTCCAACGGCAAGACAGGTAAACAATGCGAGGTGGCTGATGAGTAAATTGACGGGTGACGATCTGATCTGGAACTGGGCCCGATGGACCTGGTCCGGCGCTACGGTGGGAAACATGGAGGTGTATCTCTCCGAAGAGGAGGACTACCGGCCCATCAACCATCACCACGCCATGGAGGTCGAGGCGATGCACGCCGCGCTGCCTTGGCACGAGCGCATGATCATCATTGCCGAATATCCCCAGAAGAACGTGATGTTCGGCCAGCTGGACGGCAGGGCGCGCCGCGCGAAGGCGCTGGACTGGATTGCCGATACGACCGGCGTGGCCCTGACCGAAACCGAATACAAGTTGTACCTGGGCCTTTTTCGCGGCCTGGTGGAAAGGAGGCTGGCGTGAAGTACGCGCACGAGGTGATGGATCTGATGGCCTGCTATCCCGGCCGCTCATTCCGTTTGATGGAGCTGGTCCGTCATGTGTCACGCGGCCGGTGTCTTTCTGTTCCTGAAAAGACACGCCTGCAAAGAGGCATCCAGCGCGCCATGGATGCGCTGCAGGATACCGGCAGCGTGCTGATTCAAGAGCCCCAGCAAGGCGGGCACGGACGTACCTATGCATGGCGTGTGACGGTTCCGTCACAAGACCCCGCCCCATAGGTCACGCAATCGGTCACAATTTGTCCGGGGCATTGCGCCCCAAGCAAATGCAGCCCTGGCCACGTGCCGGGGCTTTTTGTTTTCGGCGCATGGCTTCGGTTTTTATGGGCGGGGCAGGGGGCGAACTTCTTTGCACAGCGTGTGACGATTCCGTCACAAGACCTCGCCCCATCGGTCACGCAATCGATCACAATTGGTCCGGGGCATTGCGCCCCTGACAAATGCAACCCCGAAATACAGCCCCGGCCACGTGCCGGGGCTTTTGCATTTGGGCGCGATGTTTCGGCGCCTGTCTTCTTCAGCAGGAATCCAACTCCATGAGCGTTCAGATCAGCATCACTGAAAACCAGCTGGTAGAGGACCTCGCCGCATTCTTCAAGACCTTGGTCGACTGCGACGTTGTCCGCGGTTTGCCTGGCTGGGTTCCCGCGCCACCGCGCGAGTGCGTCGCCATTACTCCGCTGGCGGCGCAGGGCCTTTCCGTGCCGGTGATGACCTATGCCGATCCGTCGCCTGCGGCGGGGAAACGAATCATGACCCAGGCCACGCACTGGTCTGCCCGGGTGGATGGCTACGGGGCGCGGGCCCTGGACCTGGCGCTCACGTTGTCGATTGCCTTGCGCAGCCAGTACGGGTGCGAGTTCCTGGGAAAGCTGGGAAGAACTCAACCGCTATACGCGGGCGAGCTCAAGCAATTGCCCTTCGAGAGCGGAGAAAGCCAGACCTTCGAGCGGTGGTCGTTCGACGCCGTCCTGCAGTTCAACCCTTCCATCAGCGTGCCGCAGCAGTTTGCGGACCACCTTCACGTGGGCCTCATCGAGGCCGACACCACCTACCCTACGGGAGCTTAATCCTATGTCCATTCCCGCCAGTGAAATCGTCCAGGTCGTGCCTGGCGTGATCGCCGCCGGCGGATCGGCGCTCGATTTGAACGGCCTGATCCTGACCCACGATACTGCCGTCCCCATCGGCACCGTCCAGAGCTTCGCGACTGCGCGCGACGTCCAGCGCTTCTTCGGTCCCACCTCGACCGAAGCCGCCCTGGCCGACGTCTACTTCAACGGCTTCGACAACTCGACCCGCAAGCCGGGCAATCTGCTGTATGCCCAATATCCGGCGGCAGCGGTTTCCGCCTATTTGCGTGGCGGCTCGATGGCCGCCGTGACGCTGGCCCAGCTGCAGGCGCTGTCCGGCATCCTGACGGTCAGCGTGGATGGCGTGGCCAAGACGTCCTCCAGCATCGACCTGTCGACGGCAACGAGCTTCTCGAACGCCGCCTCGATCATCGAAGCGGCGTTCACCGCCATGGGCGCGACCTGCGCTTATGACGCGCAGCGCGCCGCTTTCGTGATCACCTCGGCCACCGACGGCGCCGCCAGCACGGTCTCCTATGGCAGCGGCACCCTCGCATCGGGCTTGAAGCTGACGCAGGCCGCAGGCGCCCTGGTGTCGCATGGGGCCGCGGCCGGCGTCCCGGCGGTGGACATGGGCCGGATTACCGACCTGACCCAGAACTGGGCGGCGTTCATGACGACCTTCGAGCCCGATACGGCCGGCAAGGTGGCGTTTTCGGCGTGGACCAATGCCCAGGGCGACCGCTACGCCTACGTCGGCTGGGACACCGATGTCACCGCCACGCAGCAGGGCAATACGTCCAACTGGGCTGCTGTCGTAAGCGCCAACGAGTACTCGGGTTCCGTGCCTGTCTACAAGGACAGCCTGCATGCAGCCTTTGTCCTGGGCGCGGTGGCGTCGCTGGACTTCGAACGCACCAACGGCCGCGCCACGCTGGCGTTCAAAGGCCAGTCGGGCCTGGCGTTCTCGGTGACCGACGCCACGACCGCTCAGACGCTGATCGACAACGGCTACAACTTCTATGGCGACTACGCCACCAGCAACGACCGCTTCCGCTTCCTCTACCCGGGCCAGATCAGCGGCAACTGGAAATGGGTCGACACCTACGTCAACCAGATCTGGCTGAACGCGGCGTTCCAGCAGGCGCTGATGAGCTTGCTGACCCAGGTGAACGCCATTCCCTACAACATCGACGGCTACACGCTGATCGATGCTGCCTGCCTGGACCCGATCAACGCCGCGGTCAACTTCGGCGCCATCCGCGCCGGCGTGACGCTGTCGAGCCAGCAGAAGGCGCAGATCAACAGCCAGGCCGGCGTGGATATCTCCGACACGCTCCAGACCCGCGGCTGGTATCTGCAGATCAAGGACGCGACGCCGCAGGTGCGAGAGGCTCGCGGCACCCCGCCCATGACGTTCTGGTACCTGGACGGCGGTTCCGTCCAGCAGATCACCCTGGCCTCGCTGGCCATTCTTTAAGGATTCAACATGGCGACTTTGACCAGTGCCAACTCGGTTCTGATGCTTACGGTGGGCGGCGTTTTTCCGGTGCCGCAGAAAATCGAGGGCTACGCTTCCGACAGCGCCTTCACCTTCGACGCTGCCAAGCCTGCGCAGGTAACCATGGGCGTGGACGGCCGCATGTCGGCCGGCTACGTGCCGGTCCCCTGCGTGCAGACCATCACGATCCAGCCAGACTCCCCGTCCATGCGCATCTTCGAGATCTGGATGGCGGCCAGCGAAACGGCCCGGGAAGTGTTCTATGCAAACGGCACCCTCAACATCCCGTCGATCGACCGCAAGTACACGCTGACCCGCGGCGTGCTGACGCAGATTCCGCCGGCGCCGGATGCCAAGGCGATGCTCCAACCCATGGCGTTCCAGATCACCTGGCAGAACGTCTCTCCGGCGCTGGTGTGACATGGCCAGAAAGCAGATAACCCTGACCATCGGCGCGGAAGGGCGCGACAAGGGCAAGGTGTTCATCCTGACGGAGCTTTCTGCCTACGACGCCGAGGAATGGGCCGGCCGGGCGCTGTTTTCGTTGATGAACGCCGGGGTGGAAATCCCGGACAACATCGCCGAGGCAGGGCTGGCCGGCGTGGCCGCCATGGGCATGAAGGCTCTCGCCAAGCTGCCTTTCGACAGCGCCAAGCCCTTGCTGGACAAGATGATGGATTGCGTGCAGATCCAGCCCAGCCCAAGTGTGACGCGCGAGCTCATGTCTGGCGATGTCGAGGAGGTGGCGACCCTGTTCGCGCTGCGCAAGAAAGTCCTGGGCTTGCACCTGGATTTTTTTACGGCCGCCGTCCCATCGACTTCGGGCTCCAAGTCCACAACGGCGGCACGCGCCTGATTCGCTACGCCAATATTCCCCGGAGTATTGGCTTGGTGATTTCCCGGCACCCGGGCCTGCTGCACGACCTGCAGACGGCCTACGGCGCCGAAGACCTGTACAACCTGCTTGAGGTGATTGCGGTGGACGCACACAACAGGCGCGTCCTAGCTGAACCGAGGTAATTGCATGGCCACCATCACCGATGCCTTGCTCGTGACTGCGGGTTTCGATCCGAAGCGTTTCGCGGCGGATACCATCACCGGCGCGGCCGGCCTGGGGCAAATGGCCGAGAACCTGGGCATGAGCACGGAGCGGCTGTCTGCCTGGCAGATGGCGGCCGAGCGGGCTGGCGGAACCGTGGAAGCCATTTCCGCCCAATTGAGGGAATCCTCGGGCGAGGTAGCCAGATTCAACCGCGGATCCGCCGCGGACTCGCTACCCGCGTTCTTCCGCAACGGCGGCAATGTCGGCGACCTCAAGGATGGGAACACCTACCTGCTGGCCAGGTCGAGGATCATTGCCGATCTTTACCAGAAGGACAGGGCTCAGGCCGCGCTGGCCGCCCAGGACATGGGCATCAGCGAGGGCCTGTTCAATCTGTTCAAGCGCGGGCCCGACGAACTCGAGCGGATGCTTCAGGTCCAGGAGAAACGCGCAGCCATCTCCGGCAACGATGCGCAAGCGGCCGCGCTGCTGCGTGACCGCTACCTGGACCTGCGCGATACCTTTGAATCGGTGAGCGTCAAGGTGCTGCTGGCGCTCATGCCGGCGTTCGAGCGGATTATCTCGCTCGCCCAGGGCTGGGGCGATTATCTGCTTGAGAACCGCGACGAGATCGTCGAGTGGGTCGACGCAGCGGCGCAGGCCATCGTGAAGTTCGTCGATGCAGTCGATTCGGCGGCGCAGGCGGTGGGAGGATGGCAAAACGTCCTGCTGGCGTTGGGGACGCTCAAGATTCTGTCCTGGGCGAATTCGCTGCTGAGCCTGGCATCTGCCTTGGGGGCCGTGGCTACGGCTCTCGGAACACTTGGTGGCGCCGGTGCGGCGCGTGGACTGGGTGCGTTGAGAGGTTTGGGTCCTGCGGCGTTGAAGTTGGCTGGGCGTGCGGCGGCTGGCGCTGCGCTGTTCTTGTTTAGCAAAGATCTGAATGGGGGCGAGCAAGAAGACCTGGCCGCGATGAGAAACCCCGCGCTGAAGCGCAAGGAGGTTCTCGATGCGGTCAGGTACTTCGAGTCCAAGGGCTACACCCGGGAGGCGGCCGTGGGGCTGGTGGCCAACCTGCAGGCCCAAAGCAACCTGGACCCCAGGGCCGTGGGCGCTGATGGCGCTTCCGCCGGCATCGGACTATGGAATCCGCGACGCCAGGCCGAGTTCAAGCGCATATATGGCATGGACCTGCGCGAGTCCACGGTTGAACAACAGCTGGATTTCGTCGCCAGCGAGTTGGAGACCACCAGGCGTAGGGCGGGAGTACATCTGGCCGCTGCCACCACCCCGGCCCAGGCCAGCGTGGCCGTGTACCGCCACTTTGGATTGAACAAGTCCGAAGGGGCCAGCTCAAGCGAAGAGCGCAAGCTTGCCGCCGCTGCCGGGGCAATCTATGGGACGCTTTTCCTCGAAGATCAGGAACGAGGCGCCGCGGCTGCGGCTACGACGGTCGCGGCAGCCCAAGCCAGCGCTGCCGCCATCCCGAGCAGCACGGCAACCACCAGCAATACGTCCGAAACTCATATCCACGGCCCCATTACGGTTATGACGCAAGCGACGGATGGCGAGGGAGTCGCCCGCGATTTGGGACGTGTGGGGCGCTCCCAGAATCTCGTCCAACAAGGCAATACGGGGATGTTCTGATGCCGTTTATTCCTTTTCCCGATGTCCCGAGCGGTCCGGGCGTCCCCGCGGTCTTCCGCGCGGCGACGCTTCCTTCGGTCTTCGAACCGGCAAGCTTCGAACTTGCGGCGCTGACCGATAGGATCTTCGGTCCTCCTCGCTGGGGGCTGTATGGCGTCGATGGGCGGCAGATGCTGGTCTTCGAGACGTTCCTCAGCATTGCTTTCAATCAAGGCAGCCAGATATCCAGCTATCCCTCGGAGCAGGGCGGATTCTCGTCCTTCAACAAGGTCGATGCGCCATTCGAGGCGACCATCAAGCTGGCGCATGGCGGTGATCCGGCGTCGCGCAACATCATGTTGTCCGTGCTGGAGCGCATTGTCGGCAGCACGGAACTGTACTCAGTGGTGACGCCCGAGATCGTCTATCCGTCGGCCAACCTGGTGAAGTACTCGTACACCCGCGCAGACAAGAACGGCTCCAGCCTCCTGATCGTCGATCTGACGCTGCAGGAAGTCCGGCAGACGGCCGTCCAACTATCGCCGGCCACGCAGGACCCCAGCGGCGCGTATGAAGTGAGCAATGGCCAGGTGCAGGCGTTCGAGATTGACGCCTATCCCCGGCGCGACCAGAACAAGGTGGCGGATCTGGAGCCCATCCAATGAAGAGAATTCCCCTAAGACCCGTGCCGGCGCAAACGCTCAGCGTCGTGCTGTCCGGGCAGAACTGCCAGATCGCCGTCTACCAGAAGTCGACCGGGCTTTATCTGGATCTTGAACTCGACAATACGCCCATCGTGACCACGGTGCTTTGCCATGACCGGGTACGGCTGGTGCGGTCAGCTTACCTGGGCTTCGTCGGCGATCTGGCTTTTGTGGACACTCAGGGCCACGTCGACCCGCAGCATCAGCATCTCGGTTCGCGTTTCGTCCTGGCATACCTGGAGCCTTTGGAACCATGAGCTTCATCAAACGCCGGCTGAACGTGACCATCAGCCTGGGCAGGGGGGAGTTCGGCGATGAGCAGGGGCCGGATGTGACGCTCAGCGGCTACAGGATGACGGTGGATATTCCTCTCCATACCGTATTCGAAAACAGTCCAATGACCCTGCAGATCCACGGACTGAATCAAGACCTGATGAACAAACTGACGACGATAGGACCCGTCATGACGGAGCGCCGGGGAAAGAATCTTGTCCGGATCGACGCAGCGGGAGACTCGGGTGTTCCCTGCGTGGTCTACGAAGGAGACATCGTCGAGGCCTGGGGTGGTTACGGAATGGGGGCAGAGGGCAAAGCGGCCGCGGGGGGCGTATTCACAGTCAAGACCGAGGTGGCTGGGGCCAAGCAGGTAAAGCCCGCATCCGCCAGGTCGTTTCCCGGCGCGAAAAAGGCGCAGGAAATCATGTGCGATATCGCCAAATCAATGGGATACAAGGGCGAAAAAAGTGGGGAGGACTATGTGTTGGCCGACCCCTATTTTTCCGGAACCGACATGGACCAACTACGCAGTTGCGCGAAGGCCGCCCGGGTCAATTTCACGATAGACCGCGGCATCCTGTCAGTCTGGCCGGAGGGCGGATACCGAAAGGGCGATCCGATTCTCGTGGCGCCGGAAACGGGGTTGATCGGATATCCGGCGTTTACGAGCAAGGGACTGCAACTGACGACGCTCTACAACCCGCACCTCGGCTTGGGAAAAAGAGTGCAGGTCATCAGCACCGTCGAACCCGCGCATGGCGAGTGGATCATTGTGAGTCTGTCCCACAAGCTGGAGGCAGAGGTGCCTGGCGGCGTCTGGCAGTCGATGGCCGTATGCAAAAGGAATCTCAATGGCTAAGCAATACGGATACGCAGGGCTGGCGCAAGCCGGCCAGGGCGACAGCGAGTTCGGGGCCTTGCAGTTCCTGATCAGCCAGGCCCTGAATCGAGTCAGTACGGCGACGCTGGTCAAGGTGGTGTCGGTGACGAATGCAGGCGGACTGTCTCCGGTGGGTTTCGTCGATGTGCAGCCGCTCGTCAACCAGCTCGATGGCGCCGGCAATGCGGTGCCGCATGGGGTTCTGCATCGTCTTCCCTACTTTCGCCTTCAGGGCGGAGCGGACGCCGTCATCCTGGACCCGAAGGTCGGGGATATCGGGATGGCGGCTTTCGCGAATCGGGACATCTCGCTGGTGAAGACCTCGAAGGCGCAGAACAACCCCGGTTCCTGGCGTTCCCACGACATGGCGGACGGGCTGTATTTCGGCGGTCTGTTGAATGGAACCCCGGTGCAGTACGTGCAGTTCACGGCGGGCGGCATCAACGTCGTGTCGCCCTCCAAGGTGACGGTGGCCGCGCCCAACATCGAACTTAACGCCGGCGCGCAGTGCGCATTGAATTCTCCCCGGATCGTGCTGAACGGGACGGTGCAGCAAGGCGGCGGATCCTTCGGTGGCACGTCTACCTGGCAGGGCGACATGCGCACGCTGGGTACGCTGCGCAACAACGGCAAGGACGTGGGCAGCACCCACACGCATTCCGGCGTGCAGAGCGGGCCGGCAAACACAGGAGCGCCCAATTGAACACGTTGCTGCTAGACCGGACGGCTTGGGACCTGGTGCTCGATGCCGCGGGAAACATCGCGCTGGCGACCAAGCCCTACGCCGTGGCGCAAGACGTCGCCAGCGCCATCAAGCTGTTCAAGGGGGAGCTGTTCTACAACACCGCCCCAGGCGTTCCGTACTGGGAAGAATTCCTGGGCCATCAACCGCCGCTGGCGCTGGTGCGGGAGCACGTCCGGCGAGCCGCGCTGACAGTCCCGGACGTGGCCGACGCGGTCTGCACGCTGACCTCCTATACCGACCGCGCCCTGGCGGGCTACGTCGCAATCACCTTGCAAGACGGAACGACGCAAACCGTCAGCTTCTGAGGAAACCATGCCGAACAACTCGAAAGTGCCGCGCGTGCAGTTCACGCCGGAAGGGCTGGTGCTGCCCAACGAATCCGCCATTCTCGCCGGCGTCCTGTCCGACATGGACGCGGCCTTCGGTGGCGGGCTGAATCCCGCGCTGGAAACGCCCCAGGGCCAGCTGGCCTCCAGCACCTCCGCCATCATCGGCGACAAGAACAACGAGTTCGCGACCTACGTGAACCAGGTCGACCCGGCCTATGCGCAAGGGCGGATGCAGGACGCCATCGGGCGGATCTACTTCCTGGACCGCAAGCCGGGTACGCCTACCGCTGTCATCGCAACCTGCACGGGCCTGGCGGGCGTGACGATACCCGTGGGCGCGCGCGCCCAGGCGGTGGATGGCAATCTGTATCTGTGCACCCTGGCGGGAACGATACCGGCCAGCGGAAGCGTCGACCTGCCATTCGCTTGCTCGGTCGATGGGCCGGTGGATTGCGCGCCAGGCGCACTGAACCAGATCTATCAGGCCATTCCCGGTTGGGACTCGGTATCGAACGCCGATGCCGCAACGGTGGGCAGCCATGTGGAAAGCCGGGCCGAGTTCGAGGAGCGCCGGCGGCAGTCGGTGGCGCTGAACGCCCGCGGCTCGATCCCGGCGATCTACGCCAACGTGGCGAACGTGGAGGGCGTCATCGACGCCTACGTGACGGAGAACGATCTCTCCGTACCGAAGACGGTCGGCGGCGTCGTCCTGCGTCCGCACTCCATTTGGGTCGCGGTGACGGGCGGCGAGGCGGCGGACATCGCAGATGCCATCTGGCGCAAGAAGAGCAATGGCTCCGACTACAACGGCAACACCTCCTATACCGTGGAGGACAAGGAGGGATATGCCTATCCCTACCCGTCGTATGTCGTGACCTGGGAAACCCCGGCAGCGCTGCCCGTACGCTTCGCGGTGCAGCTCGCGGACAACCCCGCGCTGCCGTCGGACATTGTGGCTTTGACCAAGCAGGCGATCATGGACGCCTTCAACGGCGGAGATGGCGGGCAGCGCGCGCGGATCGGATCGACCATTTATGCCAGCCGCTTCTACGCACCCATTTCGGTGCTGAGCCCGGTGGTCTCCATCCTGTCCTTGCTGCTGGGCTCCGACACGCCGTCGGGCGCCAGCCTGGCCGTACCGATCAACCGCCGGCCCACGATCACGGCCAGCGATATTGCGGTGACATTGATATGAGCGTCGTGCCTAAGCCGGGGCTGGCGGCCCGGACCCTCATCAGCCAGTACGCCAACAGCCCCACGCTCGTCCAGTTGATCAACAACATGGACGACTACATCAACCCCGACGCCGATTTCGACGCTTTCCATGACTTCGTCTGGAACGTCGAGACCGCGCAGGGTTTCGGGCTGGACATCTGGGGCAGGATCGTCGACGTCGGCCGGATGCTGACGGTGCCGGGAGACGTCACCTATCTGGGATTTGACGAGGCGCTGAACTGGCAGCCCTTCAACCAGGCGCCGTTCTACACAGGCGAGCAGGCCACGCAGACGTATCGGCTCGCCGACGACGCGTATCGCACGCTCATCCTGGTCAAGGCGCTGGCCAACATCTCGGATTGCACTTCGCCCAGTTTGAACCGGCTGCTGTCGAACCTCTTCGCGGGGCGCGGGCGTTGCTACGTGTCGGACACAGGGAGGATGGAATTCCGCTACGTGTTCGAGTTCGCGCTGGCGCCGCATGAAATCGCCATCCTGACTCAATCAGGCGCGATACCCAAACCGGCCGCGGTTCTGGCGAACATCCTGCAGGTCGATCTTTCTACCACGTTCGGATTCAACGAAGCGCTGATGCAGCCGTTCGGCTCGGGCGTACTTTTCACTTCTTCGGGGCTTATCAATGCAAGCTAGCAATGCACCTATCAAATCGGCCGTCCCGTTTGCGGAAAGCGGGACGAAGAACACTATTCCAGTTGCGTCGCAGATCGGCGTGACGCCGGGGGCGGCGTCCTTCGCGGACGGATTTCCTCCGTTGACGATGACTCCTCTGGCCGCCGGCGGCGTTCCGCCTCACGGTGCGGATTTCAATGGAATCTTCAACTTTCTTAGCGCTGCTGTGCGTTGGACGCAATCTGGAGGAGGGTATGCGTACGATTCCGCATTCTCTACTGCCATCGGTGGATACCCAAGGGGCGCCAGGCTTAGGCAAGCGTCCGGTAATGGCTATTGGTTGAGCCTTCTGGATAACAACACTTCCAACCCGGATATCGGTGGAGCCGGGTGGGTAGCAACGGGCGCGGGTATCGCGACCACTGCTCAGGCGCAGGCTATGAGTGATGATTCAGTGCTGCTGACGCCGAAGAAATTGGTCGATGCTTTCACTCCCGGTCAGGTGCTGTCCTTCGTTGGATTGAACCAGCAGCTGCCTGGAGGGCTGATTCTCAAGGCTGGGGCTTTCAACGGCGCTTCCGGAACCATCAATTTCCCCACGCCTTTTCCAAACGTTGCGTTTGCAGTCTTTGGGACTGAGTCCGCCGTGTTTGGTGCGGAAAGCCTAGACTTTGTCATGTTCCAGTATCGAGGCCTGGATCGATTCAAGTTCCACCCCGAGCTGCGGAACAAGACGGGGACTTACCCGAACGCCGCGTCAATGCGCTATCTCGCAATTGGCTATTGAGGAGCATCATGAACAACAATCAAAAAATCCACGTTTCCGGGGAAACCGGATCGACGCTGTCTTCCTCCGCATCGACGGCGCCGGCGCGCACCTACTTTTTCTCAGCCTCGCAGAATGCATTTTTCCTGTCCGATGAGCAGCGCCTTTTCCAGGCGGCGGGTACTTTGCCATCAGATTTGACGCCGGTGGGTCAAATGATCTTCCAGGAGTTCGCGCTCGAGTTGCCGCCGGCAGGGAAGACTCGACGCGTAAGCGAGGCGGGCGCGCCATGCTGGGTGGACGAACCACCGTTGCCCGACGCTGTTATTGCCGCGCGCAACCAGGGAGAGAGGAGCGCACTCTTGCGCTTGGCGACCGAGCAGATCGCGCCTCTGCAGGACGCGGTCGACCTCGGCCTGGCCACGGCCGAGGAAGCGGAGCGGTTGCACGCCTGGAAGGCCTATCGTGTAGTGTTGAACCGCCTTGAGGGTAAGGAAGGGTATCCGTTGCTGGTCGAGTGGCCGGAGCAGCCCGGCTAGGTCAACACCTGCGCCTGGTACCTGATTGTGCGGGTTGACGAACTGACATCTCGCAAATCCACAGACCCGCCGCAGCGGGTCTTTTTTTTCGACGAGGGGCGGAATTGAACATCCAAGATTTCGACGCCCTTGCCGCAAAGCTCGCCGGCGTTCTGGGCGCAGCGGTTTCCATGCGCTATCTGCAAGGATCATGGCCAGCCCGGCTGAGCATGGCTGCCAGCGGCTCGTTGGTGGCGTACTACGCGGCTCCCTATCTGTCGCTGCTGCTGGAGATTCCAGAAGGCCTCGCCGGTTTTCTGACCGGCATGTTCGGCATGGCCATCGTCTCCCGAGGATGGGAGGTCGTCCAGACAGTTCCCATCGGCGCGTTGTGGCAGGCCGTGATCGACCGAGTGCGCGGCAGAGGGGCATGAGGCGCATCGTTTCATTCATGCGGAGACTTCATCCGTGAGTACTTTCCAACTATCCCAACGCAGCCTGGACCGCCTGGTCGGGGTGCATCCCGACCTGGCCGAGATCGTCCAACTGGCGATTCAACGCACGACGGTCGACTTCACTGTGGTGGAAGGCGTTCGTACCCTTGAGCGGCAACGCGAGTACGTCGCCCGTGGCGCCAGCCAGACGATGGCCAGCTACCACTTGCCGCAGGCGGACGGCCTGAGCCATGCCGTTGACCTGGCGCCGCTGATTGATGGGGTGATTCCCTGGAGCAACTGGCAGGCCTTCGCCGGCCTGGCGCAGGTGGTCAAGGCCTGCGCGGCCGAGCTCGGCGTTCCGGTGGAATGGGGCGGCGACTGGAAGACGCTCAAAGACGGCCCGCACTTCCAGATCCCGCGCAGCTGGAAGGGACGCGCATGAACGCATCGCTGCGCGCGTTGGCGCCGTATCTGATCGGCACCGTCCTGGTGGCCGCCGCGTTCCTGTGCGTGCGCTGGTATGGCGCCGTTCAGTACCGCGCCGGAATAGACCAGGCCAATGCCGACTACACGCTGGCCGAGCTCACCGAGTTCCAGCGTCAGACGACGCGCCTGGGCGGGATCTCCGAATCCCTGGAGGGCGCGCTTGTCGCGCTGCGCGACGCCAGCCCCAAGATCATCGAGAGGTACACCCGTGTCGAAGTCCAGAGCCCTTTGCCTGCTGGCTGCCGCGTTGACGCTGAGCGGCTGCGGCACATCAACGAAGCCGGTCGCCTGGCCAATTCTGCCGGCCAACCTGGCGCAGCAGTGTCCGCAAGTGCCCGAGGTGACGAGCGATAG